ACAGTGCCAACCAACTTGTTCAACTGACAGCTGCCGGTAAATTGCCGGCGGTTGATGGATCTTTGTTGACCAATGTTACTGCAACTGAAACAGACACCTTGAATGATGTGGTTGGACGTGGTGCAACAACTTCAACACCAATCACAGTAGGTGACTTGAAGATCAACAGTAATGCATCCGGCACATCAACAAGTGGATCAATTGCAACCTTGGCATCCAACAACAATATTAAACTTGATCCACATGGAAGTGGTAAACCTGAACTAGTTGGAAATGCAACACGTGGAAGTGGACAAATCCAATTTAATTGTGAACAAAACAGCCACGGCATCATTTTAAAAGGTCCACCGCATTCAGCCGGTGCATCATACACAATGATTTTACCTGATGCACTTGGTAGCAATGGTCAATTCTTATCTCTTCAAGATGCATCAACAGGTGAATTGACATTCAGTTCATCAGGTGCAGGTGATCTTCTTGCATCTAACAACTTGAGTGATGTGGCTAATTTTGCTGCTGCTAGAGGTAATCTTGGTCTTTCCATTGGTTCAGACGTTCAAGCATATGATGCACAGCTTGCAGACGTTGCAGGACTTACACCAACCAACGGTGCATTTATTGTTGGTGATGGTTCCAACTTCATTGTTGAATCAGGTGCCACGGCACGCACATCACTTGGTTTAACAATTGGATCAGATGTTCAAGCGTATGATGCACAACTTGCAGACGTTGCAGGATTGACACCAACAGATGGAAATATCATTATTGGTGATGGTAGCAACTTTGTGACTGAAAGTGGTGCCACTGCTCGAACAAGTCTTGGTCTTTCAATTGGTTCAGACGTTCAAGCACATGACGCACAACTTGATGACATTGCCGGGTTGACTCCAACTGATGGTGCATTCATTGTTGGTGATGGTTCCAACTTTGTTGTTGAAACACTTGCCACGGCTAGAACCTCACTTGGATGTGGAAGTGCTGCCACTTTTGATGCGGGTTCAAATACTGCCAACCAACTTGTTCAACTTGATGGTTCTGCACGTCTGCCGGCGGTGGATGGATCATTGTTGACCAACTTGCCAAGCGGTGGAGGATCAAGACCAACAGTCACAGCAATCACTGTAGCATCATACACAATTGGAACCACAGACAGTGCAATTGGTGCAAGTGAACTTGAACGTATTTATATCTGTTCTTCATCAGCTGCAACGGTCAATTTACCATCCTCAAGTGGACTGACCGGTTTTAAATTGCAAATTAAAAACCTGCTTTCATCAACAATCACAATTGATCCAAATGGATCAGAGCAAATTGATTCAGGAGGGGCAGGATTAGCCCTTGAGCTGACTGTTCAATATTCCTCTGTTACGCTTTGTTCAGATGGAACGGGATGGATCATCATATGACATATTTAAAAAGTCCATCTTCGATTTTAACAGAATTTAGAGTTGCTCTTGCATCATTGTCACTTGCTACGTATTCCGCCGGGTCAACGTATAGTTTGACTAGTGCCACAGGTAACTTGTCACTATCAATATCAAGTGGAGTAATCACGTTACCTGCCGGCAGATATATGTTAGAGGCATACCCATATGTTGATGTAGTTGATCAGAATGATGAAGTGACTTTTGTTTGGCAAGAAAATTCAAGCGGTTCTTTTTCTGACATTGGTTTGCGTGGCCAAGTGCAAGTTTCAGGTGACAGTGTTGGAGAACGTGACGTTGCTCTTGCAACAATTGATTCTGAAAGTTCTGTTGATGTAAAATTAATAGTAAAAACATTAAGCAGTTCAGGGACTCCCACAGATGCAGGTGGCTGCATAGTTGTATGGAAAGAGGTAATTTTATGACATATTCACCATTGAGGCATTCATTGGGATTTATTCAGGCTAGTGCTGTCAGTTCTATAACTGCTAGTGACGTAATTTTTGATATTCCAAATGATATGAATACAACAGTTAGTGCAGGAAAAACAGATTTAAAAGACAACTCTATTATAGTTATGCGTTTATCGAGAGACAATGATGGCGTCACAGCGAGATCTTCAGCTTACTATGCAAATTCAGGCCTGACAAATCAAAAATATAGGGGCAGAATACCAAGTGAGACAGACAACTATTTTCAAATTTCTGAAGATGCGTTTGATTATGCAAACACAGTTGAACCCACAGGAGCCACAGAAGTTGGAGCAGGTCAAATCAGTTTCACAGATTATTCACATGTAAGAATGTGGAGGTTAAACACATGACATACTTGGCAGCAGCAAAAAAAGGAAAGTTAAGCGTTTACATTCTTAATTTACAAACTAATCAAGCAATAAGTTCTACAACATACGTTGATGTGAATTTGACAAGTGGTTACCAAACTGTAGTAAATCAATTTTCTTCTTCTTTATCTGTTAACTTTAACACTGATATGGTGACTCTACCAAGTGGAAAATATTTTTTAGATGCTCGAATGTCGTCTAAAAGATCGTCAATAGGATCTTGGGGTGTTGAATATCAGTGGTTTGAATATGACGGATCAAACAAAAATGCTATAGGATATGAGGGTAGAGAAGTTGGATCTCTTGCAATTGGTGACCCTGCGAAAAATGAACACGCAAGAGCATACATTGAAAGTGACGGTACTCAACAAATTGGAATGTTTGTAAAAAAAATTGCAGGGAGCAGCCCTGAGATTGAGGATACTCAATATGCTAATTATGGAGGTAGGGGGCGATGCATGATTTGGAGAATTGAATAATGTTTAATTTCAAGTTAGACCTCGAACACGCAGACAAGTTGATCCAATCGCCAATTGCGGTGGCAGCGTTCTGCATTGCACTGTGTTGTATTAGTATTTTGATTGGTATGTCACACGGATCTGTTTCAAAAGAAGATGTGTGTGGTGAAGAACTTGAACAGGTTCAAGTACAGAATAAACAGATCATTGTTCTTGAAGCCAAACATGCCAAATGCATTGCAGATGGTGAAACGTCTTGTATTGAGCGTGAACAGCGTTTGTGTAGACAAGACAAGGAATCCATCAAGATGAATTGTAATGAGTTGATTGAACGCATTGTGAAGGGTCAGAAAGAATGATTTACAATCTTTTAATACCTGCCATTCTTCAATTAGGCTTTGCAACAATCACTTTGGATGATGGCCACAAAATCCGTTCACCGTTTGTTTCATCAGGAACCGTGGCACCTGATAGTGGTTTCATTGTATCTGTTGGTGACATGGCTGACATTCAAAGTTCATTGCACGGTAACAGCTGCTTAATCAGAGTAAGTGAAATTAAAGACCGTTTTGAGCATGAAGTACAAGAAAGGGTCAAGCGATGTGAAGACCGGATTAGTATATTTCAAAAGTCTCTTGACGAATCAAAACAATTGAATGAACATCTTAAACAGGAACTTGAACAAGAGAAAGACTATTCAAACAATCTTCTCATTGTTTCAGGTGCGGTGATTGGTGTGCTGACAGCATCAACCGTGTATTTTAGTTTAAGATGAGGATTCTATGCAAAATGAATTAATGGGTGAAGTAGTATTTGCTTCACAGTATGCCAAGCAAACAGAAAATGGACGTGAATCATGGAATGATGCGGTTGACCGTGTTGTTGATATGCACATTGATAAATATCCACAACTAGAAACAGAAATTAAAGATGCGTTTCAATTGGTCAAGGATAAGCGTGTTGTGCCTTCACAGCGTTCAATGCAGTTTGGTGGCAAGGCCATCCAACAAAGAAACATGAGGATATATAACTGCACGTATTCACCTATTGATAGACCAAGATTCTTTTCTGAAATGTTTTGGTTGTTGCTGTGTGGATGTGGCACCGGGTTCAGTGTCAAGCAAAGACATATAAAAGAGTTGCCTCGAATCATTGGACTTGAACAACACGCAAGACGTAAAACACTTTTGCACGTGGTTCAAGATTCAATAGAAGGGTGGTGTGAAGCTTTACAAGCATTAATGGATTGTTACTTTCACACTGATTATTTTGCACACTCCATTGATTATGAAGTTCACTTTGATTATCACTTGATCCGGCCAAAGGGTTCACCTATTTCATCAGGTGGTATTGCGCCCGGTCATAAACCACTTGAAGCGTGTTTGAATGAAATCAGGCGAATCTTAGTATTAAGACTTGGAAAGCGTTTGAGGTCTGTTGATGTGTTTGACATATGTATGTCTTTATCAGCTGCCGTTTTGTCAGGTGGTGTGCGCCGGTCTGCATCCATTTGTCTGTTTGATGAGGATGATGAATTGATGCTTAATGCCAAGGCCGGGGATTGGTATTTGCGTTATCCAAACAGAGCCTATGCAAATATCAGTTCAACCATTGTCACTGATGGTCAAGAGAACAAAGCAGATGTGAAGCGTGCAGTTGATTTAAATTGGAACTATGGAGAACCGGGCGTATTCTTTGCCAACGCTCCGGACTTTGGAACCAATCCATGTTGTGAGATTGGATTATGGCCATATTGGGTGCAATCACCAAGCGGTGAAACTGTCAAGAAAATTCCATTGGTGATGAGTAGAGATAGGGAAAGACTACAACAGACAGGATGGACTTTTAGAAGTGGATGGAGTGTCTGCAATCTCACAGAGATCAACATGCAAAAGAACAGGACTTTTGAACAGTTCATTGAAGCGTGTCAAGCTGCATCATTTATTGGAACACTTCAAGCCGGATATACTAACACAGGTTATCTTGGACTAGTATCAAAGAAGATCATTGAGCAAGAAGCATTGATTGGTGTGAGTCTTACAGGCATGTATTCCAATTTTAGTGTGTCTTTCTCACCAAAGATTCTTGAAGAAGGTGCCAAGGCCGTTGTTGCTGAAAACATTCGAGTGTCCAAACTGATTGGAATCAATTATGCATCACGCACAACATGCATCAAGCCAAGTGGCAACACATCCACATTGCTTGGTACAAGTGCCGGCATCCATCCATTTCATTCAAAGCGGTGGATTAGAACCATACGTTTAAGCAAGATCAACCCTGTGTGGAAAGAGATCAAAGAGAAATTGCCACATGTGATTGTGGATCAAGAGGGTGACACCGGCATCATTCAATTTGCGTGTGAGATACCTGATTCAAAGGCATGGACACGTGAAGAGGTGAAAGCAAAATATCATCTTGAACAAGTGGAATTGGTGCAGAAGCATTGGGTGTTACCCGGCAGTGTCAACACTCGCATTGAAGGATTGACACACAACGTTTCAAACACTTGTACTATCAAACATCATGAATGGCGTTTTGTCGCTGATTGGTTGTGGAAGATCAGACACACGGTCAAAGGTGTGGCCATGATGCCTGATGCCGGTGATTTTATTTATGAGAATGCACCTTATCAAACTGTTTTAGATGATTCACTTGGTGCAGCAAAGTGGAAGATGTTGGCAGAAACTGATTGGTCAGTGATTGACTTGCAATCAATATCAGGTGGAAATGATGCACACTTGACAGGTGCCTGTGATGGCTTGAAGTGTGAAGTGCCTTTAACTTAAGACTCTTTCAGATCATAGGGTATGCGTTCACCGTTGGCAGCATATGCAATGCGTTCTATTTCATCAGCATCCTGTAACATCTGTTCAGCAAGTTCATCAGGACTGTTGGCAGTACCAACAACATCAGGAAAAGCAACACGGCACAATGCAGTTGCTGCACGTTTGCCACACATCACCAAAGGCATTTCACGCCATGTGCGGTTTTTGTTATTACCACGCATCTGACAATCATGCATTGTGAACGTCCAAGAATGCACAGGTGCGTCCATTCCATACTCCTTTGCAAAGTCCAATTCATCAGTGCGCATTGCAATATATCTGATTCCAACAGTGTGTGGATTGACGTTGCCTTGATCATCATATTCAGGTGTCAAAGTCTCTGCTTTCATCATTGCACAAATCTTTTTGCCTGTGGTTGGATCAACAAAGCTGCGTACTATGCCAACCATAGCATCAGCATTCAATGCCGGCTTTCCATGGATGCAGTATGTTTGAGACATGCATGCAAGTGGATTGTAATTGAAGAGATGACCAAAAGTCAGGAAACATTTTACATTGTCATCATACTCACGTTGGCTGTTTGATGTGTTCTTGATGATTTGATCTTGTTGTTCAGTTAGCATATTGTCCTCCTTTATATGCAAGTTGTTTATTGATTGATGGCACGTAAGTCAGAAACGGCCTTAAGTATTTGAGGGTTTGGTGATTTCACAACTGAGTCATCACCTCTGAGTTGTCTGCAATTAGATTGAAACTTAAGCATCAGGCAACATGCAAAGATGATCAAGATTAAGAATGCAAAGAGTTCAGCTTGCTTGGTGCGTTGTAAGCGTTGATTGTAGTTCATGGTGTTCTCCTATTTGATTGATTAACCGTTGAAGATTTTGTCAAAAAGACGTGCTAGATCAGGTGCTGCCCCCGTGGATTTTTGTTTCTTTCTTTGGTTACTTCTTTGTCTTGATTTACGGGGTAAATATTCATCAATGGTAAGATAAAATCCTTCCTTCAAGAGCGGATGGTTTTTGTTTTTTTGCACTGATTTTAGTGCATTCTCTTTTTTGCGGTGTTTGCTGATTAAGATATCATCTTTTAAATTTTTTCTTTTGCGTAATAGTACGTGGTACATTTTGTTTATCCTTTCATGGATGGTTTCAAGTAGTCATATTAATGTTGTATCAGGTGTTGACAAAAAAGTCAACAATAAATTGATAAAAAGTTAAATTAAAATCCAAAGTCAGTCAAATGATAGTTGTTTGAAGTTAGTTTATTGAGTGATGCACAAAGGCGTTTTGCTACCTTGTAAGACATAGGCAGCTTGCCATTTAAGATTCTTGTCAGGTGTTCATAGCTGCAATTCATATCAGCTGCAAGCGTCTTGATTGACATTGACTTTTCTTTTAGATCTTTGATGATTTGATCTTTCATTTTACTTTACCTTTCTTGGTTTATAGAATCCCTAGTTCTTTGTAAGTTTCATTGATTGCATCAATCACAGCTTCTCTAGTTTCTCCATAGTAATAATAAACATTCTCTTTTTTTTCATACTTGTAGACCTTGCCATATTCAAGTCTATATGGCGAATCTACAAAGTGATTTTGTAAGCGGTCTAAGTGTCTTCTTAATTGGCTTATTGAATAGGCTTTTATTGTGCTTTCTTTTAGCCGCTTTACTCCTTTTTTCAATTGTTCTTCTTTGTTCAAAACCTCTTCTCCTTCTTCATCTTGAACTTCTTCAGTCTCTTGTTCTGCAAGATATTCCTTAAATACATGTTTCAAAAATTCTGACTCTAAAATTTCCTCTAATGTTTTTTCATTCAATTTTAATCCGGAGTATCTTGCAAAAGGATAAGGTTTTCTAAAGGTGATAAAATCCCAATGCTTCAAATGACCAACCAAGGAATAAATGGATCTTTCACTTACTAGCATATATTCACATAAGTCTTGGAGTTTTAACTCTGCATAACTCCATGTAAGTTTTTCTTTTAATTTAAGAGTCGCCTGAATTAAATTGAATTGTTTTGCTGTGAAAATCTCTTCACCAAAAGAATCAAATTTTTGTTGTAAAGTTAAAGCATTGAATTCAGTAACTCTTTCATTAATGGTTTCAGATGTCATTTGAGTAGTCATTTTGTTTATCCTTTCATGGATGGTTTCAAGTAGTCATGTATATGTTGTATCAGGTGTTGACTTTTTTGTCAAATATAAATTGATAAAAAAAACAAAATAAATTTGACAACTATGTCAAACCAACGTAAAACAAAGGTATATTCATCATATAGAAAGGAGAACAATGTGAAAGAATATGAACTGAGGCAATCAATTATGATGTCTGATTTAAAGCCAATGGAGAAACTTGTGATGCTTGCAATTTTGATGCGTGTGGATTGGTCATCATTCAGCGGTCAAGTGAGTGTCAACCAATTGATTGATCTGACAAACAGTACAAGACCAACCATCAAACGCATTGTTGCCAACCTAGTCAAGAAAGGTTGGATCACTCGAACATCAAGGCACATTGAGCGCACCAAATCAACGGCAGCTTTTACAACCATCAAACTTGATAAGGTGAGTATCAAATATGATACCGTATCAAAATTGAACCGTATCAAAACTGATACCCCAAAGGTATCAAAACTAATACCCCACAGTATCAAAACTGATACCCCTAACAGTATCAAAACTGATACCCATACAATAAGTAACAATATAAATACAATTACTCACAATATGGAAGAACCTGAACCACATGGTAAAATGGAAGTGGATCAAAATAGCATTGAGGAGGAAAGTGAATTTTGGCTATATCCTTCAAGCATAGAAGATCCTGTTATTAGAAGAAGAACAGAATTATACATTCAAAGCCATCCAAATCTTCCACACAGTGAAAGACAACGTTTGCTTTTTCCACAGCTCTGTGTGCCAATATGGTCCAACAACTTGGAGGCTGCCAATGACTGAACAAAACATACATCTTGATAAATACCTGATGATTACAGAAGAACAAGACATATTCATACTACATGATTTAAATGAATGCATTGTGGGTTTAAATTCAGACATGAGACTTGTATACTCATATCAAAAGATGATTAAACATTTTATGAAAGTCATGAGTTATGAAGAAGCAATTGAATGGATTGACTACAATATTTCAACTATAGAATCACCCAAATCTTTTCAAATACTTTATGATTAAAAAACACATTCATGTCAAAGGAGAACAGCATGAAATCAATCAAAGACGCATTCAAAGACTTCAATCTTGATGCATGGTCAAAGTCCTTAAAAGCAACAGCAATCAAAACAGAGGTCAAAGAACCCACTATTATTCATCATAGGAACCTCGAACAAGCCAACCTATTGACAAGAGAAGTCATCAACGGTGTTCCACAAATCAACGTCAATCTTTTAGAGTCTTGTCAATATGATGGTTGCACTGCTTCACATTCAGGTATTCACACTAGACAAGAAACACGCCTTTTGGATGACTTGGTTGAATACCAACCTGTGATGATGAAAACAGATGATAAAGAATTTGAGGATGTATCAAAGCGTCCATCCAACCTGATCATTGATGATGATGGAATGTGGTTGCCTATTCAACATTCATACACCTTTGGTGTTCCTTGTAAATACTGCGGACTCACTAACAAGTATTTACTCGACTTCAAGAACAGTGGATTGACAGCTGATGCCATTGGCAAGCATGTTGACAACTATGAATTTGAACCCGGTCTTGAGCAACTTGCCTTGAACTTTGTCCAAGGTGGTCAAAAAGGTGGCATCATCCATGGAAACACAGGAAATGGAAAGACGCATTTACTTTGTGCCATTGCACGTGAATTGATCTTTTCAGGTAAGAAAGTCAGGTATGTGTCACATCAACAATTGTTGGAAGACATCAAGAAGTCCTTTGATAAAAACAGTTCAATTGTTGATCCACGCTATTCATGGCTTGATGGTGTTCAAGTGGTCTTGTTTGATGAACTTGGATTCTTTAGACAAAACGAATGGAGTAAGCAAACAACTAATGAATTGATCCACGCTATTCACGCCGCTGGTGTTCAAGTCCTCTTTGCATCCAACTTGACACCAAAGCAAATGAAAGCACAGTTCTTAGACATGCGTTCTGTTTCAAGAATCAGTGGTATGTGCAAAGGCTTTGTATTCAAGATGTCAGGTGAAGACAGACGTGCCAATGATGAAATGTGGACATAAAGAAAACAGCAGTGTGGACATTGGGAGAACACCACACTGCTGCAATCTTATTATGACTTGAAACCCTCTAACATGCAAGGCACCACATGTCATCAATCTACCTATTCAAATTTTGGTCAAGGCAAATAAGCAGATGGCAATGAAACCTGAAGGTTGTGAACAATGTACACAAATTGGAAACACTTATCAAGTACATTATCATCACTTTTGATTCAAACTCACCTGAACTTGATGGTCTTGCATAGTCTCGACTTTTGCAACTCTTTC